ATTAGACAATCCACTAAGTAACTGATAACATAGGAGATATTATGCCAAAAAGAAGAGGAAACAAAAAGCCACCTGTTAAGAGGTACTAATGGAAAAACATACACATCATATGCAAATGCAATTAGATAAACAACAACGACAAATTAATGACCTCTACAAAGATGTAAGAGAAATTAAAAACATGAACCTTAAATTTATGTCTATGGGTAAAGGATTACTAATAGGCTTTGGTGTCATGGTAGCTTCAGATTTTGGTATAGGCGAAATAATAATGAAACTTTTATGATAGGTTTTCTTACAAACATAGCACCAATTGCACTTGGCTTTGTTGCTAAATTGTTTGCACTTAAAAGTCAAGCCGCACAAGAGCAACAAAAAATGATGATTGAGAACTTACAGGTTCGTAATGATTCTATTAATCAAGCACGTGCTATGGCAGACAAGGAATCTCCTATGGCGGCTTGGAACAGGCGCATAATTATTCTTGTAATTTTAGCACTTGTAATTTTTACTCAAGTAGCACCAGTTATTTTTAATACTGAAATGGTTATACCAACGACTAAAGAAGGATTTAATTTCTTAGGTTTATTTCAAATTACTCCTGATGTTGTAGAGTACGTAACAGTACAGGCAGGGTCAGTAGTTAAGATGGATGAGCTTTTTGGATGGGCAACAATGATAATCGAGTTCTATTTTGGCGCACAATTGGCTAAGGGAAAATAATAAGGAGAAATTATGGCAGTAAAAATAAAGTATGAAGAGATGCCACATATGTCACCAATACCAATGGAGACTAAGAGCAAAGGATTGTTTGGTGGTATTTGGTTATGGATAGCAACAACAAGAAAATGGCAAATTGAAAAGACATGGAAGTTTCATATAACCCATGAAGGAAACACACATCCAACTTACTATCAGATTCCGAAAGGTTTTGTGTTTGATGGTGCTAGTGTTCCAAAGTTTGCTAGGTCTTGGTTGTCTCCTATGGGTGTCTTACTGAGTGGTGGTCTCGTCCACGACTATGTGTATAAATTTGAAGTTCTTAGGTTAGGTGGCAAGAAGGGTTCTACAGAGAAAAAGTCTCAAAAATGGGCAGATGAGCTATTCAGAGATATATGCATTGATGTAAACGGATTTAAAGTAATTAATTACCTAGCATACTACGCATTAAGACTAGGTGGTTTTATGGCTTGGAACGGACATAGAAAAAGAAACATTAAATGGAATGATTAAAAAAGGGAGGCTACTGCCTCCCCTTGGTTAATTAAACAAAACTATTTGTTAAGGTACTTTCTGACAATTAGTTCTGCACCTCGTACTTCAAGCCATGCATTTTCAGGGCAATGAGGTCTCTTTTTAGGATACTTTTTAAAAGCCATCAAATGTCCTATAGAATGATTTAAGTTTTGCCATCCTCTGTTAGGGTTGATTGTAAAATAATATTGATTGTAGCTCTTATGTTTTTTCCAATTATGAGTTCTACCTGATACTTCAAGAAACTCATAAGGAAACTTAGTACCCATAACTTCTTTCCATATCTCTCTAATAAATCTTTTGGCTAGTGGATAAGGTGAAGGGTTTTTACCAAATCCATCACGACCAACTGTAGCTGTTCCTGTTGAGTCTTTCCATATCTTGTACACTTTGCCATAGACCTCTCTAGCCTCTGCACTAATCTTGCTCATGAGTTACCCCACAATGTTGATTGAATATTCTTTGGTGCATTTGACTTTCTACCATACCAAATCTTAGCCATTGACTTCATGTGCCTAAACAACTTTCTGTCAAGCTTAGGTACATAGTCAAAACGTTGTGCTTCTTTGTTAGAGACTTTCTCTACTTGGATAGGGTATTCCATAAAGACTACATGAGTCCATTTGCGACCTTCATTTACTACTAAAGCCATGCGATGTTGCTGTCGACCATTTTTACGCATGAAGTGTGTGTTAACTGCTTTCAATATCTACTCCTATATAGTATTAAAACATGCCATTTTATTTCAATGACGAAGTCATTATACCATAATTGATACTAAAAGTCAAGTCTAATTAATTAAATAGTTTTAGAAATTAAAGACAGATTGGGTCTCAACGTACCCTGAAGCATCATATTTCTTAGATTTACCTTTTGGATATGATTCAGTTTTATATTTTAAAAGTTTTGTTAATTTTTTCTTTTGCAGTCTTGAACCAGTAAAAAAAATGTACCTATGTTTTCTATCTCGCTCTCTATGATAAAAATTTTCTCCATATTTTTCTTCCATGCTTTCTAAAGTCATGCCTTCAGATAATGTTTTTGAATGCATATGCTCTAATCCTTTAACTGCCCAATCAACTCTAGAAGCTGATAATCCTGTATAAAGAAAATTAGTAGCTTGATAAATGTATCCTACATGACCTTGTTTAGTATCAGCATAGCTTACTACAATAGAAGGTTTTGGCAATAGTTTTAAAGATTGACTTACTAAAAATGAAGCACTATTTGGCTTGTCAGTTTCTAAAATTAATCTGTTTAATTCAACAACTTTGTTTTTGTGTTCTTCTCCACATACACCAACACATAATGATGGACTAGGAGGAGAACCAAATGTGCAAATACCAATTAAAAAATCATCGTCATAAAGTCCAAAGGCATACGATATTGAAGGCATACGCTTGGCATAATGTTTGTTTAAAAGCCACGTTTTAGTTTCGTAATTTTGTATAGGTCTAACAATCATATGTGCTTTAAAGCAAACCTTAGCATTTCTGCATCTTTATCTTTAGCATCTTGTTCTTTTTGTTTTTGTGAACCTCTAGCCTTGCCACCATTTTTTGGATTGTACGGTTTTAAAACTTGTTTAGGGTCAGAGCTTCTGTTTAATCTATTACGAGAAGCTGACTCTGAAACACCTAAAATTTTAGCTAATCTACGAGCTGTCATGTGTGTGCCATCATCTAATGTATAAATGACAGTCCTTAACTTACCCATTAAAGTATGTATTGTTCGTATTGATGAAACCACATTGCAAGATAGACTATTGCACAGACTTCGATAATAAAACCAATACTATAAAAAAAGATAAACCAATACCATAGCTTTCTCATTTGTTTTCCTTAATTATATTGTTTACTAATGCATTTCGAGTGTCAACAAAAACATCTAATCTAGCAGATAACTCTCTTGCTTCATCGTCTCCTTGCAATAGCACACTTAAAATATCCATAGCTTTCTCGCCTTTAGTTTCTTTATCAGCAAAAGCCATAAGGTCTTCATCAGTAAATTTATTTTTCATCAGGCATCCCTAAAGTCATAAGCAACATAACAAGTCCTGCTGACACTAATCCTGTACCGATTAATGCCAGTAAAGGTACAGTAGTCTCAAGCAAGAATGTCATAATTTTCCTCAATCAATCTTGTCATTGATTTTCTTTTGTCTAATTCAACACCAAGTTTTCGCATAGATTTTTCTAGTTGTTCTTTAGTAAATTCTTGTGCAATATATTCCTTGTTCATTGATACTGAAATGTACGGTCTAAATTTATTTTTAGGTTTCCAGTTAAGCATAGTCTTCTCCTTAATCTACATCTATTGGTTTATCAGTTAAGAAACCCTCACACATTGATGGGGTCTCACTCTTACATATTAGCTGTTCATTGCCGATAACATCAGGTGGTATAAGCAATGGGTCTTCCTCAGCTAATCTGTCTGTTAATGCACTACAGCCGGACAATAGTAAGGCTAGTGCAAATATTTTAAAATGGTATGTCATCTTCAAACTCGTCTGATGCTACAGGTGTTATTGTTTGTGATGCAACCGGCTCAGTAATCTCACCTATTTCTACATCACCTTTGTATGCGCCTTTACTATCAATTAATTGTATTGAACCTTTAAATCCTGATAGTGTTACTTCTGTAGTCCATTTCTTTTGTCCAGTTTGGTCTACATAACTTCTAGTTGTTAACTGACCATCGACAATAAGATTACTGCCTTTTCTAAGATTCATGCCTTGAGCAGTCTCACTAAGCTTACCAAACAAAACAACTCGATGCCATTGTGAGGCTTGTTTAGGTTGCCCAGTTTCATAATCTGTCCAATGCTCAACTGTTTCAATTCTCAATAAACCTACAGTACCTTTTTTAGCAGGTTTAAATTGCGGCTCATCTGACAACGTGCCTTGTAGTATGACTTTATTCATTTGTATCTCCTTAAATTAAAATAGGTGACTGCTTAGGGCAGTCAATCCAGTAGCGTTTGTCTTTAACTAACGAGGTATAGGATTCCCCGACAACAGCGTAGGTGCTACTCAGCCTCTGTGTTCTTTTGTTTGTCAGCAAAAGCTTTAGCATGTGCAACGTTACCTTCATGTTTAGCTTTAGCTTTTTCTCTGCGTTCTATTAGTTTACGTTCTTTACGCTCTTCCATGTACTCAACATGCTCCGGCGCAAGACTTGCTTTAACTGCTTCAGCCACAGGTGTATCACCTCTGTAATCATTTTCTACTTCAGCGATACCTGCTTCATCATCATTCTCAATAGCAACCATTAGTTGTGCAGATAAATTATCAGCCTTGTAATTAATCAACGTTTCTTGTCGCTCCATTATTTCTTGTTGAGCAATAGCCGCACCAATTGTTGTTGCTGTATCAACCGATTGGTCTATGCCAATTCCTAACATCCCAAGAGCGCGACCCACAGAACTGGTCTCACAGCATTCAACAAAAGAAGTCTTGTTAACAAGTGATGCACTTTTATCTTCATGTGCCATACCAGTTGCAACTAAATTACCATTAATAAAAATTTTAGTTTTAGTCATAATAGAATCTTTATCAAAGTGTAATATTTCCGTATCAATACTTCCACCTTCAATATTTTTGCGAAACCATTTGACTCGTGTTTTAACTTCAACGTACTCTTTACCTTTAATGTTTACTGTAGTTAAATTTTCCATTACAAGTTCTCCTTATTTTTCATACCCATGTAAGTGTACTTTGCCCATGTGCATGGCTCATCAAATTTGTTCTTGCCTTTTTCAATTGTAGTTGTAAAGACATGACCCAGTTCTTTTAAATCAAATACTACAGCCGCTAGTCTTGTGATGCTGTAAGTGTCAATAGCTTCACGTGGTGTAATACTTCC